GCGCAAACAACTCTTGCATGAGCTGCATGACATCTGACCTCATCACAACCATGTCCTCGTTGACCAAAGACTCAGGATCAATGCCGGTGCGCTTAGCAAGTTCTTGCGCCAGTTCTGGCTCGCTTGCCAAAGCTCTAAGAAACCCAGAAAGCAGCGCGTCTTGATCGCCAGAGAAGGCGTTACTGATGGCCTTCTTGACATCTACGTCACTTGCGGTGTCGGTGAACGTGTGCCATGATTCGTGTGCAATAACGCTACGAAGTGCATCGTTGACCCTGCCGGGCTGCTGCTGCAGCTGGCCAGCGTGCACAAAGTAAATTGATGTGCCGTCAACAATAGATGCAAGGAAAGGTCGGTTGGCAAACTGTTCGCCGTCAACAAACAGGACCTTGATGCCTTGTCTTGCCAGTCCGTCGGCAAGAGCTTGAGCTTCTTGGTTGGGGGTAGTAACTACTCTGCCATCAGCAAGGCGCGACTTCAAAGCCTTGCCCAAACGACTGCCTTCAACCGGCTGCGCTACGCCTTTTTCTTGCGCCGTCTTGTCCGCATTGGCAGCCTCTTGGGCTGCTCCACGGGAGTATCTTTGCGGTTCCTGTCCTTCTTCGTATTCTTCTTCTTCAATTTCTTCCTCTGGAGAAACAACAGGGGTCAGCTCCTGCTGCTCCTGTGCTGCCTCTTGTGCAACTTCATTCATCAACAGATCAAAACGATTCTGGATGTCGTTTTCTGTGTCGCCGCTCTGCTCAAGCACAGCAAAAATAAGGCTGCTGTTTTCTTCTGACAGATCACCTGCAACGATCTCATCAAGGATGCGAGCAGCTTCGAGCTCAGCACCAACTGTGTCCATTCCGTCAGAGATCAAAAGGTCAACCAGTCGATCTTCAACGATTCCGAGACTGAACTGTACTGGGTCCGTTTCTTCAGTAGCTTCAGGCTCAGGTACAATCTCAGGGTCAGCGATTGCGTCCACGTCTGCACCAGCCATCTCCGAAGTAAGCGCCGCTTCTTCACGAGTCTGCACACGCTCCAGTGATTCACTGGCCAGCGAGGTGAGTTTACGGATGGTCTTGATATCAAGTGATTCAAAGAAGTCTGCGACCGTATCTTCCCCCATGGCTCGCGCTCTCTCAATGAGAGCCTGCTTGTTGACTTTGCCGCCGCTGATCAGCTTGGTTTCAATCATGAATTGCACAAGAGGTCTTGCAACCAAAGCCAATTCGACCTTGTTGGCCAGACGCATCTTGAGCTTGCCAATGCTCACATCTCTGCCGATGGGCGTCTTGCTGTCGCCAAACAAATCTTCAAGTCTAATTGCCCCACCATTGGCACGCATAGCATCACCGATGTCATTAAGCTGCTGCACCGTGTAGACAGGGTTGCCGTCACGATCACGCAACCGGCGGAGGAACGTGATGGCTTCTTCGGGGTTCGCCATTCCGTTGATCTGGTTGACAACGTAAAGGTACGCGCTGTTCAGAGCGCCACCATGGCTGGGTCCACCGGCCAATTGCTGACGCCGCATCAGGCGGAAGTAGCCAGCCTGCACGTCCTGCAAATTAGATTTGGTTGCGGTCTCGTTGCTAACCGTGTCGTCATAGTTGAGCACGGTTACCTGATCACCCACAGCAATAGGGTTGTGCTTGATCAGCTCCATCATGGAGATGCCAGACGTCACCGGACCAGTTGGCGCACCCACAGCAAATGCAACAACTGCTTCTTTATAGAGCTGCTGCATGTATTCGTCAGACCAAAAGTCATTTAGCTTGTCTGGGTCTTGACGGTAGTACGCAAGGAATGCTCTGCGCAACACACTGTCCATAGACTCCTGCACAGATTCACGTACGCCACCAATTGCAGTTGCTACACCCGCACCAACTGCTGCTCGCCCAAGTGTGCGTGCTGCAAATGTGTCCATGTCGCGGGACATGATGTTGGCAATCATTGGGCCAAGACCGGGTGCCCGCCGCACCAGTCGGCCAAGTCCGCCAGTGGTTCGTTCGGTGATGAAGGTAATGCCTGCGGCAACCATGCCGTCTGACAAAGCTTTCTCTCTGCCCTCGTTGGAAAGCTCACCGTTCTCATCCACAAACCCAGCAGACTGGTAATACTTCTGCCGCTCTTGGTACACCATTGCACCGCTAAAGCCAGAACCTGTCACTGCAAAAGACAAAAGGCCCAGACCTACAGGGGCAGCCAGTACGCCAGCCCCAACCTGCACAGTCATCTGCGCCAAGCCTTGGCCGATTGCGTAGGCGTAGGAATCTCGGTCAGCTGTTGAAAGCCTGATGTCTATCTGGCGCTCAATGTTGTCAAGAACATCTTGCGTCTTAGATTCCAAGTTCTTGAGTGTATAAGACACTGCCTTGAGAGCGCCCCCCGTCTTGTCTAGACCAAGGCGGTGTGCCACACGTGCATACGCATTGACAGGCTTTTCATTGACAGCCATGCCAAAAGCAGCCAGCTGGAAAGGAGCCGTTTGGGCAAAATTAACCGCGCCCTGAGTAGCTCGTTGCGCCCAAAAGCTGAAGTCGCTAAGGCCACGCATGTTTTCTGCGACGTATTGCCCAAACCGAGTGTCGCCCGGGGTGTACGACTCTGGGTCTGCAACCATGAAACGCTTCCGAGCATTGATTGCAAGCTCTTCTTCACGCCTTTGGAGTTCCTGCTCTTCAAGTGCAGCCAGAGATTTTGTCAAGTTGTCCGGATCAAGTGCCAGATCTTCTGGATCGAGCAGCCGCGCTGTGTACTGACCTGAATCAGAACTGTCTAGTGCTCGTGCAATACGCTGAAACTGCTCACGGTCAATGGTCTTATCATCAGGCAGCTGGTCAAGAACTGACTGGTAGCCCGGCAACATGCCCACTTCCTCTTTACGAACCGTGCCGTCTTCACGCTTAGTCTGCACGTTGACCATGACACCCTGCGTAAAATCAGGGGTAAGAAAGTTCTTGGCGTTGGGGTGCAGCTTGTAGCCACGGTTGAGAAACTGCTGCGGCCCACGGCCAAACGTAATAGTTTCAGTCAGACCTTCACGCTGGATCTGGCCACCCTGAAACGCCAAACTGAAGTCGCGCGCAGCCCGGTTGGCCTGCATCTTTGCATCAATTGCTTGACGAGCCTGCGCACCACGCGCCCTTGTTTGTTCGCGGGCATAGCGTGCTTGCACATCAGCCTGCTCAAGCAGGTTTTGGTCTACGCTGATGTTGTTGAGGTCAGGCTGTTCGGGAAGCTCAGGAAGATTGCCAAATCCGGGGTTGGTGCTCATGCTTTACTTTCTCCTGTTGCCAGTGGCAGCGTCGATTAGCCCTGCTGTTGCCGGTGCTCTTTGTCGCAAGCCCTCTACGAATGCCCGGCCAACTGCTCCGTCTTCTTTTTCCCTTGCCAGTTGTTCCGCTTGGAACTCAACCTCACGGCTTTGGGCTCGCTGCCCAGACTGCGCGTAGATCGTGAGCAGAGCGTCACCAATGCTCTGCAACTCTGCAGAGGTACCGCGAGCCAACTCAGATGCTTGCAAGTAGCGGTCGTAGTCCTCTTGTGACACAATTTCTTCTTCAGATCCGGGAAGCGGCCTTCGGAACTTCGTTGGGTCTTTCTGCAGCGCGCGAATAGAAATGTCGTAGCCGCCTGTCATGGTGATCTTGCGACCCTGCTCAAGCTCTCGGCCCATCATGGTAAGAGGCAGCTCAGCATCATACTTGCCCTCGCCAACCTTTGGCGCTTCCTGAGTTGTGCGGTACTGAACGTCACGTCTTGGGGTTGATGTTGCAGCCAGTGATTGCGTAGTGAGAGCAGGTTGACTGCCCTCGTACATTGACAACACTTTTTCTTCGTCAGAGAGCAGATCGTATTCTCTGCGTGTGATGGGATTGGCTGAGCCGGGGTTGACAATCGTGCCTTGCTGGACTTCTCTAGCAATGGTGGCAGACAGCTTTTGCATCTGCGATTCCACAGAGATCAACATCATTTGTTGTTCAGCAGTTTGTTCGTTGTACATAGCAATAGCTTCAGCACGACTGGTCAATGTGCCATCGGGCTTTTGCAACCCAGTCACGCTTTTGACAAACTGGTTGAACTTGTCATCAGACAGAATTTCCAAAAGACCTTCGCGTCGCAAGTTTGCTCTGTCGTACGCCTGTTGTAGCGGGAGGACCACCTCCTGCACGTCCGCGTCAACGTTAAACTCTTTCATGCGCGCACGCATAAAGTTTCGGTAATCCATCATTACTGGGCGCGTTGGTCCCATTGTTTTGTAATCACCGCCTGCGGCAAATTCATCGAATTGCTTTTGCGCTTCGAGCATCTGCTTCGTGTACGCTTCGTACTGCCGCTGCATTTCTGTCTGCCCAGTCGGACTTGCTGGACTGTTTGCTCTTCGATCCGCCGACTGGGCAGATGCCTGACCGCGCTGAGTAGCAGTGAGTTCACCCAGAGATTGTTCCAGCTTTACTGAATAGTTCTGCAAGTCTGTTGCAAAGCTTGCCTGCGCTTCTTGCATTCTTTGCTGCTGCTCTTGTTGGACCAGCTGCACCTGCTGCGTGCGCACTTGTTCTTCAAGACCACGCGCCTCAACTTGCAAATTTAGCAAAGCGTCTGCACGCATTTCATCGTCGAGCGCTGTGTTGCTATTGATTGCGTCCAAGTCACGCTGGATCTTGGTAACTTTCTGTAAGACTTCAGCATCTCCAGACTGAGAAGCAAAAGACTTTGCCATACTAATGAGTGCTGGTATTGACTGGACCAAGGTTTTTTGGCCTTGGGTCGGTCCTGCAGCTCCTGCAGGAACAACGAATGCGTTGCGGTCAGCATTAAACTCAACGTCGGTGAATCTGCCAACTTCTGCGTCATAACGTGCAAACTTGCCGCCGTCCATTTTGACAATCTGATCGTCAGTGAGTCCAGTAGTAGACGGCATACCCGATGCGTCCTTGGGAACGTCAATAGGAATGTTGAGGTTTACCGGTTCTTTGGGCGCAGTGGGCCGCTGGGCAATATCTTCCGGCCTCATAAAACCGCCTGCATAAGTCTGCCTACTGGCTGTGCCGCCCTTCACATTTGCTGCACGCACCTCTTGTGCTACATTTTGTCTTGCAACTTTGGCGTCTTCGACCTCTTGCTGCATTGCAGTCAAGTCTTGTGTGCCTAGATCTCGCGCCTTGCGCAAGCGTACCCGAGCCTGCGTCAACGCTTGACTCATCTGCCGTGACTTGTCTTGCAGGCGCTTTTGCTCAGGTGTTGCCATTAGAGCTTACTCACTGAAAGGGAAGAAGAGGACTGTCGAACGCTGCCGCCGTATTTTTTGAGTGAAGTCACAGACACAATTGTACCTGCTGCACTTAGGTCAAGCTCCCCGCCATACACTTGAACATCGCCCATCCCAAGGAACTCTGCTCCAGTAGACGCCCGCGCCTTGGTCATGTCTACGCGACCACCGTAGATAATCATGTTGGGGTTTGAACCGCCCAAGTCAGCATCGCTTTCGTGTGCATACAAACCACCCAAAACTCTAATGTCAGAACCCTGCTGGCCGCTCATCACGCCAGAATCCTTTGTGGTGAATCTGCCTGACCCACTCAGAATCAAAGATGACTTATTGGCTTTAGCGCTTGCAGACAGAGCAATAGATCCGCTGTCCTGCACAATGTGTCCTGTTTCTGTAGCAGTTGCAGGAATGGTAATGCTGCACGCCGGACTCACGCTGCTTACGGTGATGGGGCAACCTGCTGCTACTGTACCGCTGGCGTCAAGAGTAATGTTGCCAGACACATCTGCGCCTACCAAAGATACCTTGGACAGTGTGCCCTTGACCTTGAGAGTTGCATTGTTTTTCGTGACCGTGACAACTGGATAGATGCCCTCAAAATTGTAGTAGTAGCCGGAGCCCGCCAGCTCCAAAGACTCGGACCCAGAACCAGACGCAGGGTCTGTGTCAATTTTGAGAGGGGCGGTGGATGTGCCAATGTTGCCCCTGTATCCTGACGCCACTGTGAGTTGCCGAAGTTCTATAGCAGATTGGTCAAGGCCATACAGCACGTCGAACGAGCCATCAGTGAAGTTCACCAAGTCATCGTCAATAGGCACGGCGCTGCCGCTCCAATTGGCTGCAGTATTCCAGTCGTTGGGCCCAGCATTGGCTGTCGGGTCAGCCACGGTGTAGGCTGTGCTGCCATCGTCAGTGACTGCAAGGTAAAAAGGTCGGCCAGCAACCTTGGCGGTCACTGTTACGGTGTCAGTCGAAACTGTAAAATCAACTTGATTGAACAAGCTGAGGGCGCTGCCGTCACACGCGGCTTGAACTGCCGCAGCCGTAGTGTTGTTATTAGTGTCTGCAACTGTGTGTGTGATTGCCTGCGTACTGCCGTCTTCAGCAGTCATTGTTACAGTGACCACGTCTGAAGCAGCCGAAGTGGTAAACCGAATTGTCTTGACCTGAGCCACGGCTGTGGCCCCACCGTTCCATCGTCTATAGTTAGGCATTACTGAAGATACACCGAAATATTTGCAGACGGATCAGCGGCCCCGTCTGCAGTGGTTGTTTTGAATCGGATGCTGTGCACACCCGTGATATCAAATGCAAACTCTCCCGCATCGCTGGCGCTGAAAGTCTTGCTTGAGGCAACAAAATTGGTGCCGTCTGCAGAAAGCTGCAGAGTGGCAACACCAGAGCCAAGACTGTAGGACTTGTCTGGATCTGGGTATATGACAGCACCGAGGCGAGTGTACCTCTGTGCGTCTTGTGTCATGCTCACATCATCAGGAGCCGTCAGATTTAGTATTAGGTTTGCTTGAATTCCCATACTTCACAATCTTGTTTAGCTTGTGCTGCCTGCTACTGCAGCCGCAGCCTTTCTTCTTAAATCTTCGGAGCGGGGTCTTGTTTATTGTGGCTGCAACCGTATCTCCAAGGCCCAGTGGCTTGTTGAATCCATGTTTAATGCAGCCTTCGCAGATCCTGTCGGTTACAGAATATGCGCGGTTTAGGCCGCATTGGTCGCCGTCACGGTATTTGCAAATTTCAGTCATATTGAATAAACCTGTGTAACTCGCCATTCTGGTAGAGGAGCAGACCTTAGGTAATAAATCCCAAACAAGGTGCACTCATAAAAATATCCACCTACCACGTCTTCGCAGTCATCAGGCACTGGTACTTGGTACGGAGAATATGCGTAGTTGATGCCGGGGTTAATCAGGTCAGGGCAACACGCGCCCTCTCCTTCGACTGATATTTCTCCTGTAGACAACGCTGTGCAGGGGTCGAAGTACAAGTGATAATCAAAACGTTGGGGGGCGCAGGGTGGATCAGTTATAACCGAGTAACAAACCGGAACACTGTCTGGGTATGAGCCGCTGCCCCGCGCCTTTGAGTCAAAAGTAAAAAAAGCTGTTTCAGGATATTGAGTAAAGCACGCAGGCGCAGTACCGTCGTGGTGCCCTTTGCAAACAAATCCGTCCGCTTGTGAACCTGCAGGATAATCGTTGTAGAACGCTCTCTCTGAGGCAATAATCCTGAACCCGAAGCTAGTTCCTATTGGGTAGCTGTAAGAAATATTTGTGCCCGGCTGGTTAGGTATTTGAATTTCTGGTGGATACTCTTGACTCGGCAATGTGGACGTTTGCTGGTATGTGTGTGAGGTGTAGCAAATTATGTTCGTTTGTCTGTTACTTATGGTAAAGCGGTCATAGTTCAGCAAACCCGGGACGTATTCAAAATGTGATATTTGTTGCAGCTCTACGCTTAATACTCCAAACGGAATTTCGTAGAAGGCAATTCTGAACCCCTGAGAATCAGACACTTCAGCTTGCAAACTAGCAGGCAAAGCGTATTCCGGCGCAGTTCTGGCAATGCTGTCTTGGCCCCACCAATACACAAACGATCCAACCATGTGAAAAACTAAAAAGTTGTCAGAACAAAACGGAGGGAAAACAACAAGGCTGTTGGTCTCTGTAGGATTTGCAGCAATTGTCGCGCCAGTTACCCTGTGGTGCGGCATTGGTCCTAATGTAGCATCGGGATCACAAATGGCGAAAGAATACAGAAAACCACTAAGGTCCTCAGTTATTAAATTTACCTCGTCAACAGTGCCGCCCAGCTCCTGCGCTACCTCTTCTAAAGTTGCAGCTTCCACAAAATCGCCGAGCCGCCAGTATTGACCGCCCCAGACCCACTCGTATCCGTCAAGCCAGTCATTGGCTAATAGGTACTCCAGCGTCACCTCGTCAATCTGCACCACAAAAAAATCTGGAATGGTTCGCCAGCCGCGTCGATACCCCTCGGGGCAAACCTGTGGTTCGCAAACGTAAAATCCTGCTGTAGCAGGCTCATCGCCACAGCAGCAGAGCAGGCTTATAGCCCCTTCGCTCACTCAGCACACTCAACTCTGACATCAGGCTTGACGTAAGTAACTGCATACACAGAAGCTTCGCCATCTGAACCGCTAAAGGTCCACGCCTCTCGGACATTAGGGGCAGCAAAGTTGTCACTGCCGTCATCAAAGTAAAAGGTTACAAGGCAACCACTGGGCTCTAGGTCAACACCAGTGATTGTGCCTTCAGGTGGCTCGGTGTCCAAACCATGAAATACCAGTGGAGACTCCGGTGCAATTGCAGCGGCAAGTGAGTTGCTCACTTCAAACAATTGTGGTGCAGCTTTGAGCCAGTCGGGCAGTCTTTCAATGTCGCCTTCAATGCCGCGGTATTGCTCCAAAGCAAAGCGACGGCTGGACGGCCCAAAGCTGCAAGTAATTAGCTCATTGTCCCCGCTCACTATTTCGCACGGCAGGGTGATTCCAGAGACGCCTGCAGAGAAAGCAAGGCGGTCACCAAGGTAGCCGAGGTCCGCCGTGGTCTGGTCAAGAGTACGCCGCAACTCTTCAATACGATCTTCCAAGGATTGGATGTATTCAGAAAACCCGTCAGATAGTGGAAATGGGACTGTCAAAGATCAAGATTCCAATTGCTTTGTTCATACTCGTCTGAAATTGCTACAGCAAATTCCAAAGCTTCACCTGTGTCTTCGTCTTTAGAAGCGACATTGAATCCCTGCATGGGGAACTTGTTCTGGTCGTGGATCAGACTCAAGTTGTAGTTGTACATTAAAAGCTCTGGAGGAGTCTGGCCTGTTGGGTCGATTGTGCCAATGGTTTTTGCGTTTGACGTGACGCCTTCCAACAACAGTGTCCCTGCTGGAAACGAATAACCAGCAAATGAAATTGCCATACTGTTTGTTTTACGTAGGTGGGGGCCATAAGTTTCGACTGGGTTCTGTCCAATTTGAGATCTGGCAATTTTAATACGCACGCAATTTCTTGGAAACTGCTTAGTCCGCAATGTTTGGATTTCCGATTTATCGACAAAGATAGCTGTGTCCCTGCCGTCAATGTAGGTTCCAAAAGGTAGGCCCCGACTATAAGTTTTGCCGTCGCCATCAGGATTGGCAGCCTTTGTGTATACGGGTGTTGGATACGTAATGACCTCGTACGAGGCCACATTTGTGCCGTCGCCAACTACGCTGCGACCGCCGTACTCAACAAACAACTCCACAAGATTGCGTGCAACCTGACGTCCTGTGATTCTTTTGATTGGCAGAAGAGTGTGCCCCGGGGAGAACTGCCTGCGTGGCTGCTCAGAAACGTATGCGTCAACCGCACGCCGGATCATCACGGGGCCATCAATGTTTGGGTTTACGTTGTCGGTGTCAACAACAATCATGGCACGAACAGTACAGCTGTCGCCAAGCGTATCGTCGGTATAGACACACCGCGTGCCGTCGTAAATCGACTCACGTACGTTGCCAAAACCCGGTGCATTGCCTAAGCCACTCACGATTTCAGCTCCTCTGAGATCCGTCTCGGCAAGGTTTCAAGCAGTTCAATGATTTTCTGCGAACCATCTTGTCCGCCTGCAGCTGGCACCGCCTTGAACAACTCGGGTGCCTGCTCCGGTGTAAATATACTTTCCCCGGTTCTTTCCACCGCCTCTTCTGCCATCCTTGCAATTCTTTCTGGAGGCGGCGGCTGCTGCTGTTGCGGCTGTGGCTGTGCCGGTCTTTGAAAACCAGTACGTGGCAGCCGGGTGTCTGGGAAAGTTTGCGGAGAAATAGGCTGACGCCCAGACGTGATTGGCGCGCGCTCTTGCGATGTACGAGCTGGGGGCGCTTCCACTTCAGCCTGTGGTTTTAGATCATCAGAAGCGCGAGGGGCCATGATGCTTCCTTCGCGCTCTTCTTCAGTCATCCTCGGCAAATCAAAGACGGTGGGCTGTTCTCCAATAGGCTTGCCAGTAGCGGCGTTGTAGATGCCTGTGCCCAAATCTTTGAAGGCAGTGCCTATTGCGCCCGCTCCTTCAGCAACGCCTTTGACTGCATCCATGCCGAGCTTTGCAGCATGGCTAAAACTAAACTCAAAGAAGGGCTTAGCATCTATTTCCTGCTGAGCTTGTTCTTCTACAGATTGCTGGATAGCGTTGCGTTGATCGCGGACACGCGCAAGCATGTCCTCAGTTGATTCACCCTGCCCCATGTTTGCGGCAAGCGTATCTATTCTCTTGTCTCTGGCCTCTATTTCAGCCTGTTCTTGAGCTTGACGCTGTGCAGCGCGTGCGAGAATTGCTTCGAGATCTGCCTTCTGCTTGTCCTCAGGTGAAGACTCAGGCATAGATACGTCAGACGGATCTACATCTTTCAGTAGATCCATCTGACGTACAACTTCTGCGTCATCCTGCGGTTCAGGTCGTTTTGCCATACGCAGATCCTAACCTTTATGCTGAGATGTCGCCGCCTTGCAAGCCCTTGTCTGCAGCGAGCATGGACTTCATTTGCAGTGCAACACCGACAACAGGCAATTTAGGGTCAAACTGGATCTGACACTGCGTAATAATGACAGGCATGTCTTGGAAGTCATGCTCGTTACTTGTGCCATAATTGCTGAACTTGAAGTCAAGACGAATATCAAGACTTGAACTAGTGCCGTCAATCTGCTGCGTCAAGTTTTGCAGCTGAACACCCTTGTCACCGAGCATTACGCCTTGCAGCGTAATGTCGTAGTAAGGCTTGTCGCCATGGTCGTACCGAACGGTAGTGTCACCACTGCCAGTGGTTTCCACAACAGGCACGCTGCCGGTGAAAGTAGCCGATGTGACCTTGATAAAGAACTTAGCGCTGTCGCCAGAGCTAGAAGAAATAACCGCACCAGTAATACTTCCACTGGTGAGTGCGGTTCCGGGACGTGCTGGTGCGTATGCCATTGGTTACTCCTATCAGGTAGAAAGGGCAGTCCACGCGCTGTTGTTAGTACCACCGGCTTGGTGGTTGACATAAAGCATGGCGTTCCCCGCGCCGCCGTCAAGCCGCAAGTACAAGTAGGCGTCTACTTTGCTTGCGCCAGAGTCCGCAGGCACGCCGTTTCCGACAGCCAGCAGTGGCGCTACGAGGTCTCGTCCACCAGCAACGCTGGCAGATTCCAAAAGTTGTTGAACAATGTTATGTCCAGACATTAGTATTGAACTCCATTTACGGTAACGCGGTTATCCTGAAGGTACCGGGACAAACGCGCGTCTGTAAACCCAGTGACTGTTCCAAACTCCGAAGGGTCCGCGTTGTACCCAAGAGTTTCTGATCGTGTGACCTGCCTGTCCATCTCAACACTGGCCGCAAGCCTACGCACATACGTTTCTGCATAGCCGTGTGGGGAGTTAGGGATGAAGAACTGCTCAGCAATAGCCAAGCAAGAGGCAAGGATAGTTTCGCCGTGCAACGCGCCGCCCAAAGGAACGTTGTTGTCTGCAGTTAGGTTTGCAGGCTCATTGATTTGCGTGTACTTCAGCCGGTAGGCTGCGTCTGGGATCGGGTACAAGTGCAAAACATGCCGCGTACCCTCTGTGGCACTTGTAGCGTTGAGTTGGGAGATCGCTGCAACTCTTGGCTTATCGTCTCTGTCTTCGAGATATTGGAACATATCTCTAAGCTTGGCCTCTGACGTAATTTCGATGGTCAGGTCAGCCACGTTTGGGTCAGTGCCAAAATAAGTGTCATAGGTCAGCGGGCCGTCGATACCTGCAAACGCTGCAGGAAGCACATATGCACCGCTATAAAACACCTTGATAGTTCTTGAAGCGCCGTCCAGTCCAGTGCTTTCATTTATGGTGAATTGTGTAGCGCCGTCAATAGACGTAACTCGGCGCTTGACTGTGGTTGTGCCGTCTGAGACTGTGATGTGTGAAATAGACACAACGTCTGTTGTGGACATGCCAGTGTTCAGCGAGCTGATACCAGTGCCGGATACTTGACCGGTGTGCTCAGAAGTAGGAGCGTAGGTGTCAATGCCTTCGACAGTACGCATGAACGACCAGCGGTGCGACACGCGCTCGCCCGGCAAAGGTTCTGGAGTATAGAACTGACGCAGGCCACGCTTGACGCAGGCCACCACATCAACGTTGGCATCGCCAGTCGCATCGCGTCCGTAGCCGAGCGCTCGCCCAACTTCGTCATGCAGTTCGTCGTAGGTTACTCCAATGCTCATGGTGCAATGTAGACGTAAACGTCATAAGTCCCCGATGATCCGCCTGTGCCGCCGACATCTACCGTCAGCGTGCCTTGGACGGCAGTGCCACCCATATCGGTTTGCACAATTTGCTCCGTGCTGCCACTAGCCAACGCAGTTGGGGTGTAGTTGCCAACAATGTCAAGACCATTTGCATCTTTGATTGACGCAAGAGTGAGGCTTGCACCACGGTTATTGTCGAGCAAAATCGAAACGACTGCCCCGAAATGCTCGTCAGATGTAGTGAAGGTTTGTGTGCTTGCAGGCACAGATATTTTTACTGCATAAACTTCTGAACTCATGATCTACCTACGCCCCAAGGCTGTGCCTTTTTGTATTTGTGATTATCTGTGTTAGCCAAAGTTTTCAAGCGGTCATGCTTAGCAAACTTGTAAGCCAAATAGCCCTCAACTGCTATTCTAGTGCTGTCTGGGATTGAATCACCCAGCATCACGACTGTTTCATAGTTCACAGTAGTCTGCGATTCGTTCGATGCTCCCGAATACGATCCAAGATGAACAGCGTCGTTTCCGGTGCTGGACAATTCTTCGGTAAACGAGTTGAGAGATATCCCGTTGACTGTTGATGTCACGGTGTTACCTTTTCTGTGCAGTGTCCAAACAACACCGCCACCGTGAACGCCGCTGCTCCCATAAAATTCGTCGTACCCATTTCCACTGTTCACACTCACAGTGCCGGAATCTTGTCCTATCGTTACCGTTCTCAAAAAAGTGCTGTAGTTAAATTGAAAAAGGCCGTAGCCAGAGGTAGGAGCATCCAAGTCAATTACAACAATGGTGTTTTCAAAATCGTTGACATTGGTGTCTTGGAACACGACCGCAAAAAGAAAATCTTGACCGTCAATATCCATGAAGGCCAATCTGGTCATACCGCTGTCTGGCCCGAAAGCAACGCCTTTTAGTCCATTGATTAGCGCGGTTGAAATGGTGGGGTTTACGCTGCCGGATTCAGCCAAATTTAGGTTATTGCCCGATTGGTCTTGCCATGTAGTTTGATCGTCACCAGTGTCACCGAGGCCGGTTTGGTTGTACCACGCATGCAAATTGGCATCGTCGCTGGGCGACCAAGCCTTAGAATAACTACAGGGCAAACAGGAGACTGCGACCATTAGCGGACCTTGCTCATTACCCAATCAAACAGCGGGCGGCCAGTTACGGCTCCGACGACGTAGAAGAAGAAGAACGCTCCGGTGCTGGCGAAGAACGAGTCGATCCAAGCGGAAATAGAATCCATCTGTGTTTCCATAATTTCCAGCCAGAACCAAGAACAGTTGCTGTCGCCACCACGCCGCTGGCTATCGCCGTGGGGAGAAGGATGTAGTCCGCGTAGCGCTCCACTATGAACGCCAGCAGAATCAGGGCTACCCCTGTAATCATCGGAACGGCCCCCTTGACCGGCAGGCCAATGAACCGTGTGACCGTCATCAAAATCAGGCCGCCCAGTATGGAAATCCCCCCGACCCAAACAAGTGGGTCGAGGGGAGTTGATAAAGGGGGAGGCATCAAAGCCTCCGGGGCTTTCGCCAAATTACTTAGCGGACTGGTCTTGCACGCTGCGAGACTCAAGAGCAGCAATGCGGATTTCGTGCTCCACACTGTGCTTAGCAAGCTTTTCAACTGTTCCATCAAGGCGCTCAATGCTCCTAGTTAAAGTTGCCATACTTGCTGAAAGTCGCGCAAACGCCCAAACAACCCCGCCAACCACAACAACAATGTTGCCTACTGCTAGCAGGATCTGCAAGTCCATTACTTAGCAGTGCTTGAGCGTCCGAACACAGCCATCATGTAGTCAATGTACATTTCGGCTTGGGTTCCATTGGACTGAGCAACGAAAGTTGGGACCAGCACAGAAGAGCTAGGCAAGTTGGATTCAACAGTGCCTTTCTTTTCTCCGTTGACCCAAAGGGTAGCAACGCCACTGCGGACAGAAATGCCAATGCGAGCAAAGTCGCTCACGCCAACACCGCTGTTTGCAGATGTATTCAGCTTCACAGCGGAAGACCCAGCAGCCTTTTTGGTGGTTCCGTCACAGGCAATCAGGGTGCCGTGGCCGGAATCACATTCAGCAGCAGTTGTGGTCAGACCGATGTACTGCACGTTGCTAACGATTGCATCTGAAGCAATCAAAGCGTCCGTGTTCTGAGCTGCCAGACCAACAAACATTTCGTCAGTGACGCTGTTTGTAGATCCGTCAGTCGAGAAGCGAACTCGTGCTTCAAACATATAATCGCCAGCTTCATCAGGCTCCAAGTGGCAGGTCAAGAATTGCAAGTTTGCACCTTGACCATCTGTCTGCGCACCGCCCGACAAAGCACCAATTCCAGCGTGCTGGAAGGAACCATCAGCGAGCAAAGCGAACGTGCCAGAGGTTGACTGCGTGACTACGAAATACTCAGTATCCGCAGCAGCAATGAACTGACTGTTGAAGTCCTCAAAATATTGCACTTGATTTCGTGGATCAGTGATTGGGAATGCAAAAGAACCCAATGCTCCACCATCGTATCGTACTGCCATGTTAGGACACCTTACTCAGCAAGAAGTTGCGGCGACGGTCAGTACACATGAAGTTGAGAGTGGAGTCCACGAACACCTGCATGGTGGTGTGCTGACCCGGAACTTGGGTCGGACCTTCTTCTCGCATGTACTCACCAGAAAGGAACACGGGCTTGAGGACACCCCAGTTGATGCCGTACACGGGGTCGGTACCGTTGGTGGTGTCATCCTCAAGGTGTGGCACCCACATCACAGGTACTTGACGGAACATGAGTTGACCGTCTTTCGATGCAATGTCGTTGCCAAGGTTATCGTTCTGTGCTTCGAGGGCTTCCTCAAGGCGACCGATAACGTTGTAGTTGGTGTAGTAGCCATAGTTGCTGCCGGTGTTGTAGTCGGCAACTGGGACTGGTGGCTTGAAGTTGGTAAAGACAGATGCCTTACGCCACTTGCGGACAAGATCAGTCTTGTTGACTTGATCGTAGTCTGCAAAGTAGTTACGCCACGCAGAGTTGGCGGCCAAACTGGAGTCGATGCCAGCCGAGTCGGCAAACTGCGAGCCGTCTTGGGCATATGGGTTCTTACCAGTAAAACCTTCGTCAGTGTTGGCACCCTTAGCAATGTGGTATGCGATACCGTATGGGTGGGTGGTGTCACTGGTTGACGGAGGGGCTTGCCAGAAGTTCTTTTCCATCAACTCTGCCAAGGAAATCATCGCATCAGTACGACGGATCTTGACAAGCTCGACGATGCGAGCTGGCGTTGCGTTGAATTGAACTTCACGACGCTCGAAAGCGTAGTTGGTGGTGCAGTGACGCCACGGAATGTTAGCCGTAGTCATCACGTCAGCAATGTTAACATTGTCACTCTCAAAGAGTCCAACGTTCTTGGCTGCACCGGATTGACTCAACATGATGTTGTACTGAATCGCGGTACCGGATTGATACTGAACCTTGTATTGGTCCAGCAACTTTCCAAGAGCGTGGTATTCTTGAAGCGTAGAGGCCAGTTCGGTGAACTTCAGCCGCCCCAAGTCCTTGAGGGTCACAGTAATCAAATCAGCAATTTGATCGGCTTGTAGTGCCATTTGTGAATCCTTTTAGAAAAACCAGAGTCGCTTACTCTTCACCGCCGATACCGATGCCAGCCTCTTCCATATACTTCCGCACCGACAACCGAGCAGCCGCCTCCGGCGACTGTGGCTTGCCATGCTTCTGTGTAGGACGGCTAACAAACTTGCCTCGACGCTGGGCAATTGTTGATTCAGTTGACGCATTTTTCGCTTCGACTACCTGCTCTGCAAAGAGAGAATTCAAGGCTCGATTAAACAAAGTCTTCTCGTCAGGCACCGCCTTATTTGAAGCTTCGTAACCACTAGCCAAGATGTTCATCTCTTCCAGAACCTGCACCCGACGCGCAAATTCGCCAGAATCACCAGCCAGAGATTCTGTCGATCCGGTACCCAGCAGCGACTCGAAGCCGGGGCCTAAATCGGAGACAAAGGAGTCGAATTCCGATACGACTTCCTTCTCTGACTGGTTGTCAAGAAAGGTGTTGTACTGCCCAAGCTGGGCTTCCAAACCTTCAATACGCTCCCGATAGTGCGCGTCCATCTGCTCGATGACTGGCCGCATTTCGTCAGGAATGTTGTCAAGATCAAGAGACATCTCCTCTACTTCTTCAGGCTCGTTTTGTCGGCCTTCCAAAATGCGGAGAGTTCTTTCAAGTGATTCGACTGTGCCAAGTTCTTCGATATCAGAATCAGTCAAGCCAACTGCAGCTGCACGCTCAGCCAGTTCGTCAACCTCTGCATCGTCGATTTCCTCGACCTCATAGTATTCTTCTTCTTCGCCTTCTACGTCATCGTCGCAATCGCCGTCTGGGCAATCAGACTCGTCCTCCCCAATAAGTTCATCCGCCTTGTTGATAATGTACTCGTCAACACGCTCGGAGAGATCTTGCGAATCTTCGTCCATAACATCTTCAAACGATTCGACAGGTTCTTCAATTGGTTCTTGTTCTTGTGACATATAGCCTCTCTAATTGTCGGATTTACCAAGTCTTGCAAGCCCAGTAGCCCGGGGTTGTTTTGTCTTTCTTTTGGTCGCAATTGTGCCGAGCACGGAAATTTTTGCGTCGGCCCGGGATGTTCTTTTTAATCTTCATGTTTGGATCGCCAAACCGGACGATCTTGACTTTGCCCCCGTCACGCACGTACACCTTGAACTTTTTAGGTCCACCGGGCGTACGCATAATCTTGCCAATGGGCGGGTTCTTGGGCTTTTTCTCAGCCATCTCCATAACCTCCGCTTCGGTCATGCAGGCCAAATGCTTTCAGATATTTAGCCCGGTGCCCCCTGCTGGTAAACAGTGGCCTTCCTGCGCCATCGTAATTAGTGGGCACTCCATTTTTTTCTGCGTGCCGCTTGTATTCGGGAATGTCGGACGGGTGGCAAGCCGCGCCTTCTGATGCAATAGGGTTGCGCCACAAATCGTTGACTGCCGAGTGGCCGCCCATCTCGACGTCAATGCGGCGCTTCAACGTTTCACCATCGGCAACAGGATTTTTGTCAAACTTCTCCATCTCGGAGATAGTCATAATCCGCTCGACAATGCTGCCGTCAGGTTTTTCGTAGCAATATGTTGGCATTATCCAGTTGGCCTTTCTACCGCTGCAGCTTCAGATGGCTGCACGCCGGGTCCGTCTGACAGCAGCATACGCATCATTGCATCATCTTGGCCCCGAGGCGTTGCACCGGGACGGTTTGTCCGCACGATTTCAGTCTGCTTTTGAGCTGGTGATTGCGCCTCAGCCTGCTGCTGTGGCTTCTCCACTCCGGTGAACATATCTGCAAGCTCAGGCAGTTGCGAGTATTTGGCAACCATCTGAATTAGCTTGGCACCATCAATAGACACACCTTGCTGCTGCATCGCAGGCAGCAGGGGTGCAATGAAGGTGTTCATAAGCTCGCGCATCGACTGCAGTTTTTCGCCGGGTGTCTGCGACAGGACGCTGTAAGGGTCGATGTCAAAGTTGAAATCAAAGAAGTCGGCCTCGATTTTGCCCCCTTGGAACACAAAGGGAACCTTGATATCTGTGCCCTCGACCGGCATCTCCAACTGCAGCTCAGAAAGATTGTCGTTGTAAATGAAGTGGCCCACCGCATTACAAACGCTGGCGGTAAAGTTCAATGCAGATTCCTGCATGTCCGACAGCCGCTGTGATGCGGACTCAGAAATCAACTTATCTTGTCCAACTGTGCCAGATTGCGGTCCAAGCCCGCCTAAGGCGTCAAGGTTGCCGCCGTAGTAGTTGAACAAGTTCTTGAGCTGCAGAATAAACGCAAGGTTCTGCTGGTCGATGCCACCAAACTTGTAGGTCTGAATGTTCTGCGGGTCATCCATACGGATAACTTCACCGTCAGCGCTGGTCTGTACGTTCTTTGCGTCCTGCTCTGCAGACCCACGGTAGCCAACAACATCTTTTTGGCGCTCAGCCTGCCGACCTAGCTTGCGGAATACGCGGTTGGCAAGGTCGTGCAAGTCAATCAGCGATGCCACAGGTGGCAGTGGCATGGTGTTGCCGGGCACATCAGTAAAAGACAAGAAGTGATATGGCCCAGCCTCTGGACCATCCCACTCAATCTCTCTAATTTTTCGCTCTGGCATTCCGTTTTCGCCAGCAGCAAAGGTGCAAATCTTGTTTTCTCTTGGTAGCCAAATCTCCCACAGCTCGGCCATATCAGAAGATTGCGCACCCGAGTAGACGTCTGACTGGCCAATAGCGGCAGCCCGCACGTCACCATCAGAGTTGTACATGGTCTTGCGAACCTCAGGGATGTCCTGCGGGTTGCGGTACAGATCTGACTCACGCAACGCTTCAATTGGCACTCGAAAACGGTGGCCCATGTACCCGCACTCAGTTAAGTCACGAGCGTTCATGTCGTGCACCCAATCGTCTAGGTCCACAGTTTCTGCAAACGGCTGGCCGCCATCGTGCAAAAACCCTCGCATGGCTGCTTGTCTTGGCTCCGTAACCCCAACTTTGATAATGCCAATACTGAACAAAGCATCAATAACTGCAAGCCGGAGCGTCTTTGCAACCTGCATTTCGCCAAGCACATGGTTTAGAGCCAGCTCAAGCTTCGCAGCCTGCGGTGCAATAACTGCTGTGCGTCCTCTGACATTGACATGCGGCTTGTTTCCCACCAATTGACGGGAATAGGTGGAGATAAACAGCTCCAGCATGTTGACCGGCACCCGATCACGGGAGCCACTGTCCGAATAGTTGCGACCAACAAACTCACGGATAGCCCGAACGCGCTTTTCGCGGTACGGCTGCAAGCGACGGCGGCTTGACTGTATAGACTTACGAAGTTTATCTATGTTATCTCCGTTATAGTTCACCAGTCATCCTTTGCTTTACGCTTTCGCTCTTTGACTTCCTGCCGTCGCCATGCCAATGTGCCGGGTTTCGCTTCTTCAGCTACCTGTATCTTCGGATTGGCTGAGGTTGCGCAAAGTTTGCTGCACAGGGCGTCGGCAATCACCCTATCACCGTGGTTATCGCGGGCACCAGACGGATCGACCGCTGATCGTGACCGCGCGTGCACCAAACCACCGGTTTGCGAAAACACGTACTCTCTACATTCTCGGATTGCGGGCTGGCTCAAGTTGACAAAAGCCCCATCATTTAGCATTCGACGGTATTGACCAAGCAAAGCAATTTTTTCTTCTTTGCTACTAAACCATCCGGGAATTGTGGAGTATTTTGCTGCGACAGACTTGTCATTCTTCCGGAAATAGTAGTTGCCGTACCCGGTTTCCCGCACTGCGTCCCCGAAAACCCGCCCCGGGCCGTTGGCCTCCCACACCAAGAACGCCCCCGTGTCGCTAAGGCCCTTGAAGTACCGGCACATAGCCACACATACACGTGCCAGTTGATCAGGACGGAGGTTTGCCGAGCAAAACTCTGCGACTTTCCGACCCTCAACAGTAGCGACAGAGATAACAGAGTTACTAGACCCCGTTCCGGTAGCCACATCAACCCCGGCAACATAGTAAGTTTTCTGCGACGGATGGTCCTCACCCCAAATCCTCAGATCGCCAGCTGTGCCAAGCTCCGTAAATCCAAGCGGATTGCAAAATTCATCGAAATCCAGCGTGCCGCGCTTGGTTGAGGGGGTGCAGTTCTTTTCAAGGGTGTCGATGAGCTCTGGCGGAAAGTACAAATAGTCCGAACCGCCAAAGTCAAGGTCCAATTCCTGTGCAATTTCTACCGGGTGGGTACGCCTGCGCTTTTCTCTTTCGTACCACGGGCTAGTCCACTCTCCATCTTCGTCTTTAGTCAGTCCAACGTTCTTGCGAGGGTCTTGCGACCAGTGAAAACTCAGGACTTGGGTGCGGCCAGAGTGCACAATGTCGTAAAAACTGTTGCCGCTGCCCTTGGGTGTGCTCACAAACCACCGACTGTTCGAGGCATCAGCAGTTGCAGCCAACACAGCCTCTGAATTATCAACAGATGCAAACTCGTCGAGCGCAATGCAGGTCTTGCGGTCGCCCCGTGCAACGTCGCCAGTCGTAGATTCGCCAGTTATGGCACTGCCATTGTCTTCGTTAGTCAGTCGCAGCTTGGTTCTGGTGAAGTTTGGCATCATCCAGCCCGGCAAATACTTCAGAAAAAAGTCAATCTTGCTAAACAGAGACGCAGAGTTGCCCGGGGAGTCCACCAAGCCCTCTTTACGGCTAACCAAAAGCAGCGATTTCATTGGCTTGAAGTGCCAATACCAAGCAAAAACCGTGGTCGTGAGCCAAGACGCCCCCATATCACGGGACTTCACCATGGCTAAGTCGTAGCCGTTGTCAATGCTGGCGCACATTTCAAGAATCGCTTGTTCTTGAAAGGGGTACAGAATAAACGGCCTGATGGATGGCTCTAGCCGTGGGTCAAGCGTGTACCCAAACACGTTGATGTAGAACAAAATGTCACGGTTGCAGAGTGCCCACAGGTCTGCCTGCACCTCATAGTTCTCTGCGGCCATCTCAAAAATCTGCCGACGAAACCTAACGTTCTCCACAGGATGGGTTGGAACTTTGTTTCCCAAAAGGACTGTCATCGCGTAGCCACCGGTAAGCACGATACAACACCGTTGGATCGTCCATCAACTGCCCAAGGGCCGTATTTGTGCTGCGTGTCAACAAACCCCGGACCCGACCAGTCTTGTGGCAGTGATCTATGCAAGTGTCATTCCTCTCCAGCGGAATCCGCGTCACTGGATCTAGGCCTAACTGCATCTCGAACATCTCCGCGAAGTCCAGCGGCGTCACCCCGTAGACCGTCTCCATCTTCACGATGCGTCTGCATGAGCGGCACTCCGTTCGGCGATGCTTCTTGTTCTTGTGAAAGTAAATCTCCGGCAGCGTCTGCTGGCAGATTCGGCACTTCTTCGTCTTCCCGTGGCGCATCTAGCATTTGCTCCAATCGGCTTAGGAGTTCAAGACTCCTCACCCCATCATCGGAGTAACGGGCCTCTGCATCCAACTGCGACTTGGTTGGCATCAACTTCGTCCACATCGTGGCGTAAAAGGCAGAGGCATTTGATGGCGATGACTGGGCCCACTTGAGTAGCCCCACGGCACCCCGCGATGGCACAACCTCCGCCGGTATATCGGCAGGCTGACACGCCGCGTACTCAAACACGAACTGACAAGCCTCGCGTTCAGAGCACCCACCTGTAGGGGCAGCGAGAACAAGACGGCGATATGGATCGCCGCCACCATCAATTTTTGTATCAACAATCAACAGCGCCTTAGTTTCGCACATAGCAGGAGCCTCGCCCTGCTTCTTCAAGTGCTCGCGGATTTGATTGAACTGTTCCCACTTGCCCTCCCGAATCAAGCGGTCTTTAGTTTCTCTTTGCATAAATTAGGCTCGACGTCCAGCTGCTTTCTTTTTTTGCATCTTCCAGCTGATCCTACCCGGTCCTGTTTTCTTTTTCTTGGCACTGTTGCATTGCGCCATGGTTGGGCGACAGGCTGGGTAGCCCGCTCTCTTCTCTCCTTTTTGCCGTCCGCAAGGCTTGCCAGTCTTGCAGTCTACCCAGCCCTTGCCCTTGTTCTGACCAAACCACTGCTTAAGTCCACCGCCAGTGTTTGCCATCCTAGCCATTGCAATCCCCCCATTCTGACAACACCTTGATGATGGCGTCAAAGCCATTGTTTGTCATGGGGTGGTACTTGAATGCAGCAACATCGCCAAGCACCTGCAGCAAATCTTGGAACCCAACCATGCCGTCTTCGTTCAAGTCTGAGGGGCACGAGTTGTCAGGGTAGTAGTTCACCGAGTACAGCGACGGTTCGCAGGGATGACCGTTGCCGCAAGCAAAGCGGACAACGCCGCCAGACGAGAAGTAATCGGGACCAGTAAACCGAGCGATGTGGAACGAACCGGGCCACTTCTCGCTTTCCCAGTCAACGTCAGCATTCCACCGGATCAGATCACCGTAGTCGTTCTGTGATGGGGATGAGCAGCACTGTTCACCCACAATGGTTTCCCGGTGAGGCCAGAACTTCAACACAGGGGAATCCATCAGATCCTTGTGTTGCTGCTGCACCAATGGGTACTTGTACTGTTGGCTAATGCCGTCGCCGTACTTCTTGCCAAGAGGTCCGTGCAGAATCCATGAGTCACACCATGCGTACTCAAGATCAACAAGGTCGCCCGTCCTTGGGCAGCATCCCTGTGGTCCGTCGAAGTACCAGTTGACTGGGGTGAAGTTTGCACCCAGATACATCCACCGTTGGTATGGGTTGGATTGGATGCAGTTCCAATACTCTCCCGCTCCGGGACAAGTAATCCCAGTGTCTATTAACCAGTAATCAATGCACTCTTGGCAGTTCTCTAGCCACGGGTACAGGTGGTCAGGTCGGCTGTTCTTGAAGATGTCACCCTCAATAGCCCAACCAAACGCTCGTGTTGGCGACTCGCTGCCACGGGTGCTACCGATCATGTATGGACGGCGAGGATCACCGTTAGGGTACGAGAACTCTGGATCAAATCCTGTCTGGATATAGACATCGAACGTCCGACCAAAAGGGGTCAGACGTCCGAGGTCATCAATCCACATGGCAACAGAATCAGGGTCACTTGGTGGACCTGCCCCCAGCATGCTTAGGCAAAGCAGGGCAATCATTTCTTCTTCTTGCCCTTCTTCCAGCCCCCACCCTTGCTCTTGTACAGCTTAGACGCATACCCGTTGGCGTAAGCAGAAGGGTACACCTTGTACTTACGCTTTGCTGCTGCCTTTGCCGCTGCCCAAAGCTTTGGGTTGGTTGGAACGTTTGCCATTACTTGTTCTTTTTCTTGGCTTGGAGCTTTTTGACTTTAGCTCTAGCTTTCTCCCTTTTTTCGTACGTCCCATCTGCTTCGAGTTCTTTTCTTCGCAAACGTTCTGCGTTGTATGCACGGTTAGCTTCAAGTCGGGTCTGGCCGCGCACCTTACCTGATTTTGTCCGAACGCCACTACCTTCGGCCAAATCTCCCTCTCTTGACTTACGGTCTCTTTTGTCAAATGGCAAGCTTACGCGCTTCCCTAAATTCTCATATGTAGTAGGGGCGTTGATTTTCTTGTCGGCCTTAGACGCCTTTTTCTTCAGGCGCTTGATTGCCTTTCCCATCTTTACGCTTTTCTTTCCCATTGCCATGCTTTTTCTCGCTTTCTCTGCGTTGTTTTAAATCGCCAAGAGTTTCACTTGGTACGTTTTTGTAATAACCCTGACCCTCTAATAGTCGGGAGAAGTCGTTGAGCTTGCTTAGCCGCTGCACAAACACCATGGCATACGGCTTCTCGATTACTCTTCCCCATCTTTCTGGGTCAGAAGCAGGATCTTCCGATTCCATTTTGCTGGGGACAAAAGGGATGAGAACGAGATCACGGTCCACCAGACGCGGGTTGACCACATCACAGTACTGCTCCATGCCCGGCCAAGATGTGCTGGGATCGACCGCAACAATCCGCAAGTCGTAATCGTCCGACCAGCTCTGCGCAATCTTGTCCACCATGTCCGGTCCGCCAATCGTTACCGTTACCTTGGCGTTGACCCAAGCTTTCGCTGCGAACGGACAGGGCTTGCTGCCGCCGTAGTACTCGCTGGGCTGGTCGAGATAGCCGAAGATCCAGTTCTGAATCTCGCGCTCCACGTTGTTGATGTTGAACTCTGCCATACACCTAACATAGCATCGGGTCTTAAAACTGGGTCTTACCCAACTTAACACCCCAAAATGCCTCGTATATTTTTGGGGGCTATGTATTACAAAAGCAGCCGGGGGGTCCGGTTCGGAGCGGGGGCGGCGGATTCGTGTTTGGTCCCGTTCCTGCTCAGTCCCGGGGCCGCTGCAGGCCCTGCGGCAGGATTTGGGCGGGGCGTATCGGCACGGTTGCGCCCCCGTGCGCTGCAGTTACTGCAGCAGCAGCCCAACGCAGGAGCCGCAGCCGCGCCGGGGCATTCAAGAGACAGCAACAGGACCAAATCCAACCCCGGCAGCAAGCCCAACCCCGGCAGCCGTCCCAACGCCAGCCCCAACCGCTGCTGCAGTCTTATCGTCGGAAGATGCCAAAATGCGGCGGGGCGGGTGCAATATGCGGCAGCAAAATATTTTGCAAAATTTCCTACATTGACTGTTGCAGGGGGGCGGATGTGTCGATACAGTAGACGCGCCCCTTGGGGTTTCTTTGACATCTCGACCCATGACCGCGAGCAGTTGCGGGGGCGGCAGGCCACAAGCCGTCCTTCGGGGCACCCCCCGCTTCTGCAGACAATGTTGGGAACACCACCCCCGGACATTCACTGCAGAATGGCCGGAAGTTGCAGCGGGCGGCACCCATAGCACAGTGCCACCGCCAACACGCATAAGTAGTCGAGACGCAACGGAGCCGCAGGCTCAAACGCCCGACCGATCCACCGCCACCCAACATTGGCAGGCATCCCGCGAGGATGCCGCAGCAGCCAATACGACCGGCGATACCCAAGGATTCGCGGGAAGCATTCAAGACCGAAGGCCGCAGGCATGCGAGCCTCATTCGGTCGAAACGACGAAACGCCCCCCGGGGCACGTGTTGGAATCCGCTACGGCAGGGGAAAGCGTTGGCCGTTGGAATACGGCACGGTGCACCGACTGTCGGATACGTCCGGGACAGTCGGAGCCGACACAAGAGACAACGCTGCAGGCGGGACGGAGTTAGCCGACTCTCCCAAAAAGCCTTAATTCGGATACCGGATCATTCAACCAACCAACCGACGCCGCCGCCCCTTACCGGGGGCGGTTGGCTTTCCCCCTGCAATGCCGCAGGGGCATCCAAAGGAGGGTTTAACATGACCCGAAAAGATTTCCAATTGATTGCCGATGCATTGGCATGGGCTACCCCAGTCATCGACATTTCCGAGCCGGTCGATGCCCGGACAACGGGGATGATTGCAACGTGGGTGGCATCCGTTAATGAAATGGCGTCGCACCTGCGAAACGACAATCCGCGATTCGACATGGACCGATTCTTCAAAGCGTGCACGATAAACACGTCTTGGTGCAATCGCTTCGCTATCAGCCTGCCGATGACCAATTCGTATGGAAGAATCGACTGGCTGCCCGCACATGAGCCGGTGCAAGCCTAACCACCCACCCGCAGCCCCTACCGGGGCTGTTGGGCTTTCACTGACACCCGTTGTCAGTTTGCAGCAGCAGCCGCTTGCACCGTGCAGGCAATGCTGCTAAGATTCGCAAGCCGGGCTAGTCCGGCAGTATTTCAAAGGAGGGCAACATGCCCAAGATTCGCAAAAAGTCAACCGCTTCCTATCGTGCAGACGTTCGCAGTCTGCCCAACTACAGCGGCACCGCATGGAACGATCTCCGTGCAGCCGAGTGTCGGCAGGTGCTAACGATGTCGCAATTCTGCGGCCTGCGAGACGCACACTTATTGCGCGTCATTATGGCCCGTCCGCTCGGCTATTGGCCCAAGAATATGACCAAGGGCAGCGGCAGCGGAGTAGGGCAGAAGCCTATCCCGGGCCAAGCCCCCACCGCTGAACAGCAAGAATGGATGCGGAAGCGCCGTGATGGGACGGGCGTGCCTTCCAGCCTGCTGCGGAAGTGCGGCGTGCTTGACGCACCGCTTGACGCTATCGCCAAGTCGAGCACCCGCTCATTCGGCTCGGCTGCAGCCAACAATGTCGAGCAGGGCAGCGAATCCGGCGGTGCACCCGAGCAGGAATCTGCCCCGGCTCCCGGCAACGGTGAGGGTGGCGGCGAGCCGACATCCGAGAAAATGCTTGAGGCTGAGCAGCAGCGGATTTATGCAGCCGAAAGGCGAGAGAATGCAGCCGCAGCACGTGCAGCAGCAGCCACAGCCATTGAGCAGGGCAATATGGCAGAAGCAGCCGAGCAGGCCAACCACGCAGTCCACGAAGAAAAGGTTGCCGAGCAGAACGAACGTTGTGCCGAGAGTCTTGAGGCTGAGGCCAAGGCCGAAGCAGAAGCAGAAGCAGCAGCAGCAGCCGAAGCAGCAGCAGCCGAGCAGCGTGCAGCGGCTGCAGCCAAGACGGGCTGGTTTGCCGTCCTGCAGGAAGCGCGCAAGCGTGCCGATCAAGACCCCGATGGTGGGCGGGTCATCTCAACCCGCACCATGGGCGGCGTTGCCCGCATGGTTGCCGATGGTGCAAGCCGTGCACAGGTCATCGACGCCCTCACGCAATCGTGGGAGCCGGAAGAAATCGCCAAGGTCTACGGGCACATTGATGAGGGTGCTGCGGTTGCTGAACGCCGACGTGACCGTCAACCGCTGCAGCCCATTGGCGACTGGCAGCACGTGATCGACGATGCGGTGCAGCGTTGCCCCACCAACCTGCTCGACTTCCCACACGATCAACTGCCCAACATGCTCGACCGACTGCAGCACGGGCAAGTGTGGATTGTCGGCCCGACCGGCTCGGGCAAGACGTACGCCGCTAAGCAGGCTGCGGCGGTGCTCGATCAACCCTGCAATCTTGTGTCCTGCGGTGAGGAATTGATGCTGCAGCAATTGGTGGGTGCACGTGATGCCCACGGTGTGTTCCACACCGGCCCATTGCTGGATGCATACGAGAATGGCGGCATCATCATCCTTGACGAATTCGACAAGTGTGACCCCGGTGTGTCGGGTGCATGCAATGCGTTCCTCAACCGTGACCCCGAGATTGCAGTCACCGACCGAGCCGAGCAGCCGGTTGCCAAGATGCACCCCGACTTCCGGGTGGTCATTGCAACCAACACGTTCGGCAACGGCTCGGATGGGCAGTACCTTGTGCAGCAGCAGTCACTCGACTTGGTTGCACGCTTCGAGCACCCCGGTCTGCAGATGTTCGTCGGCTACTCCGATGCAGTCGAGCGCAACATCCTTGGGGAGATTGCCTAATGCACCGTCACAAGACCAACGGCCAACGCCGCACCGTCGTCAATTGGGGCGGCGGTGGCAAGCCCAAACGATCCAAGTCCAAGTCCAACCCCAAGCCAAGGAGGCACAAGAAATGATTGACCATTACAACATCGACCGCAATGCGGCACCCGGATCTATCCCACACCGCAAGAATCGGGGCACCCCCGGCAGCGGGTATATCGTCCGGCATTGGGATAACAGTGCCGACCTCATTCACTGCAGTGAACGCTTCGACTTCCAGCCCGGGCACAAGCACGTCAAGACCGAGCGCGAGTGGTGTCTTGGCGAGCACGCCGATGAGCCCACGGCCAAGGCCGCGCTGTCTGCCGGGGACGTGCATGATTCCACCATGCAAATGTACACCGATGCCCGCAAGCGCTTCAGTGGTGCATTTGCCAAGGTGACGGGCGAGCATGCCAAGGTATCGGGCAAGCGGCGCAAGCGGCGCAACCCCTACGCTGGGCAACTGAACGTGCAGCGGTTCCTTGCAGGGGATGCCAAGCCCTTCACTCAGCGCAGCCGTCGCACCCAATCACCCAAGATCCGCATCGGATTCCGCAACAACGGCAACGGCCATGTCGATTCAGCTCAAATGGCGCAGTGTGCGGCCAATGCTGCAGCGGTTGCACAACTGCTCTTCGACAAGGGCTTTGCTGTTGATGTCTCTGCTCTCATCGGCACAAAGATCAACGGCGTGTTCGACTGCGACATCGTGCGGCTGCACACTGCAGGGCACCGGCTCGATGCCAAGCGGCTGCTATCCATTGGCCACCCGGGCATGCACCGAGTGTGGGCGAGGGACATCCGAGCGCAGAACCATGACCAATCTGCCAGCGGGTTCGGCTCATCGGTCAACCCGCCGCATGATTTGATTGCCGAAAACTTCGACATCTTTCTCAACATCGACGGCGAGCAGTCCGATGTAATCCAGCAAGTCGAGGGCCTGCTCGGCAAGATCAAGGAGGGCAAACTCAATGCTTGAATTAGAATGGGATGACTGGTGCAGATACCTGTCCATCCAAAAGACCAAGAAGGCGCACGACTGCGTGCAAGCCATCACTCTCCCGGTGTACCACGTGCCCCGGGAGGTGATGGACCAGCGTGATCTAAGGGCCACTTACTATTGGGAAGATTGCCCGGACCATGCATCCACCAGCGACTACTGGTCGTGGTGCCTAGAACGTGGGCACAACCTTGTATCCGAGGGGTTGAACCCCACGGCGGCGCATGCTACAATCAACCAACAAAGGAGGCACCCATGCCCAAAATCAAAGTGACAAAGAAACAGTACGCCCAAGTAGTGGAAACGACCGTGGCCTACATCGAAGTTCCCGAGGGCCGTGACCCCAAGGACTTCATGGAAGACATCGACTGCGACATGCTCCACGAGGAGCCGCTACAGGCCGCCGAGGACGCCGCTTACATCCAGTACGACAATGATGACCCCGAGGACGGGCCAGTGGCCAGAGAGCGGGAAGTGTTTGTGGGCTCCGAACAATGCACCCGGGATTATGAGTGGTGCGACAACGTCTATAACGGCGACGAAGAAATGGAGGTGGTCGAATGATTGACCCCACCTATCCCGATGACCTTGATCCCAACAACCCCGAGAACTACGAGGAGATTTCCAAATGAGTAAACCAGCACAATCCCTTACACACTACGTCGAGCACCTGATCGACAACGCATCCGAGTACCTTGACTTTCGTGACGTGCTCATCGCAGCAATGCACCTTGGCCTAGCCCAGCAATTCCGAGACAACGGGGGCAGCACCCCCGAGGAGGATGCCAAGGCTATGTTCAAACTGATGTCCGCACCTGACCATGTGAAGTGCGCGTACACAATCAACACGTTCGCGTCACTCATCGCCAGCCGTGACCGTTGCACCGCTCGCCAGCATGAGTCGTATGCCGACACCATGCGTGACTTCATTGCGGAGTCAAAGACTCGTGACGCTACGCCCGAGGAGATGCGTGAGCAACTTGGGCATTGGATGCACAAGATGCAGCGGTTCGCAGCGGAGGATCAAGAGTCTCACGACTCAACAGCCAAGGTTGCGGTGGCGTCGGCAGCCAACAGTTTCTCCGACTTCACCATGGCTTGCAAGGATCACCTTGCGCACGTGCTGGCGCAGTACGCTGCGAACCACGTGCGTGAGGCCGAGGATATTGATACTGATCGAATGATTGAAGGGGCGAAGGTCGCCCACGATGAAGCCCAGCACCACGTCGAAGTGGTGCGCATTCTTATGGAGGGAAACCAATGAACATCGCAACTTTTATTGCAACTCTTGCAGCAAACAGTGAACTGGTTGCACCACCGTATGAGCACGCCCTTGAGCGTGCCATACACGTGGTGGAATCGAGCGGGCAACTGACCGGGGATCGTCCGATCCTTGGTGACTGGTGCCCACACCGTGGGGTCTACCTTTCACGGGGCCCCCTGCAAATTAGTGAAGCGGCGTGGATCGACGCCAGCATGCCCGGCAAGTACGAAGATGTTGACGATCTGCAGTACAGCCTGCGGGTATTCCGCAGGTACATGGCAAGGTACGCAACCGAGCGCAGGCTCGGGCGCAAGCCAACGCTAGAAGATCAAGCCCGTATCTGGAATGGTGGCCCCAACGGCTACAAGCGTGCCGCCACCAATGGTTATTGGAGCAAAGTGAAGGAGGCCCTCAAATGAGCGCCGTCATCTATGCAAGAGTATCCCCACGCCCCGAGCCGGGGCACGCCAGCATCGCACTCCAAGTGGAGGAGTGCGAACGCTGGTGCGGGGAGAACAACGTCGTTGTCGATAGCATTCACACCGATCAAGGGTTTAGCGGTGCTGACCCTGATCGGCCCGGACTATGGGAGGCGGTGGATGAACTTGGCCGGGGCACCATCCTGCTGGTGCACAAGCTCGACCGTCTCGCACGTGATGTCTATCTTTCTGAAGGCATTCACCGTGAGGTTGAGAAGTGCCGCGCCCGTGTTCATGCGGTGCACGGTGGTGCGGTGGAGAACACACCCGAAGGCAAGATGGTGCGGCAGATTCTCGACGCTGCTGCTGAGTATGAACGCCGGGTCATCAAGGCTCGCACGTCCGCAGCCATGAAGCGGCACCAACGTGAGGGCAGGCGTATGTCGAATCAGCCACCGTTCGGCATGATGCTTGACCCGGAAGATGCCGGGATGCTCATCGCCTGCCCGCATGAGCAGGCTGCGATCTCATTGGTCCACAACATGCGGGTCGCAGGCAAAGGGTACAAGGCCATTGCCAATTCCCTCAATCAGTCGGGGATCCCGGCTCGGGGTCGGCAGTGGTATGCGTCCTCTGTTCGTGCGATCCTTTCTCATCAGCACGTGCCTGCATGATGCGGGCTAGGTCGGGCAAGTGGGTGGCCCTGCACAGGGTCATCCACTGTCCGCCGTTTGATCTCATAAATACCACAGGCGTGAGTCCATCCTTGGCATCCGACTCCGCCTGCTCCAAGAATCGTTCCGCTGCTATGCGTTGAACGAACTTGACCTCAACCCACAACTCAGCATCGACAACTACATCAGGATCAATTGCTCCGCTGGATTGACGCGAGCGGTGTGCAGAGAATCCGAATTGCTCCAGCAGTTTGCAAACTTCTCGCTCGCCACGCTTGCCCTTCTCTCTCTGCATCTTACCCATCGGGCTTGTCCGGATGGTACACCACGACTGTTGCACCACACTCGGCACAGTGCAGGTTCGTCTCGATCAGGTAATCATCTTCTGGCTCTGCATCATGGTCCCCGCCCCATATCAATTCGCCTTGGCAAAGGTAGCAATTCATTTGATCTCTCCGAAGTGTGAATTAGGAATCATGTAGCACGGCTCGATGTCGCCGCCGTCTCTAGTTTGCACCGTGCGTCCGCCGTGCACCAACTTGGCGTGCAGGTGTATGTCCCCAAGCCGTGCATAGTGCAGGCGTCCATCGTTGGTGGCCACCACAAACAGGGTTGGCAAACCAAGTGCGTCTGCGTAGTTTGCAGCAGTGAGAACTTTGCTCATGGATATCATTACGGTGGGGTACTGACCCCATCGCATGTGCCTCGCCTTGATCTCCACGAACCCAGCGATTTCCCCGTCACGCACCACTGCGTAGTCCATGCGGTAAGAGATGGGCAACTTCTGATACTCGCCACCCCACGCAGCAGCCAGCCTCTTGACTACCTGCTGCTCGTTGTTGCGGTCGCCGCTTGATTCATACATCGGCCTCGTCATCGTCATCCTCCTCTTCTACTGATCCATCGGTGTCCTCGTACTCATTCCAAACGTCAAGAGTCACCCGGAGCATGACACCCATCAGGGCGTACACATCCATGTCATCGAACTCAACCGTCCAGTATTTGATACGGCCCATGATCTCTTCATACAGTTTGTCTGCGCTGTTCATACGTTGCTTGCCTGCTCAATCAATATGTCCAACTGCTGCCGGGACAACCCGCCAACTACCCATTCTTTTGCATCAGTACATGAGCCACGTGGCTCCACGATCTTGACCTGCTTGGTCTTCACCTTCAGGGTCTTGGCCACCGACTCTGCACCGTCGATGCCGGGCTTGTCCTTGTCGGGGATGAGCACGATCTGGTTCTTCCAGCTCACCAACTCATATAGATACTTGGTGCCACCGTTACAGGATGGCCTACCCACCACGTTGTACCCAAGTGTGTGCAACGCTGCCGCATCTGTTGGCCCTTCTGCCACAAGTAGCAAGCCACTTGAACAGTCTGCACCGTGCATGAACAAGCCCGACCTGCTGCCCTTGACCGACAACTTGCGACCATTGGGGTATCGCAGCCGCACGCCGATCACCTTCCCACTTGCATCGTGCATGGGAAAAGTGTACGCACCCTTGGCTTGGCTCCACCCCATGCGGAAAGCACGAAGTGAATCTTGCGGCAACTGCAGGTCGTTCGCCATGAACTCCCACTGGTGTGGTGCCATGGCCTGTTCACACTTCAGCACGCCAGCCTCCCAGTCAATGTTGCATTCCTCCTGCACCGGCAGTGCTGGTACAGGTGGGGCAAACATCTCTCCGCTTGGTCGGTGCAGCCAGCCCGCATCACCAAGGCTTCTTTCCGACGGAACCCTCGGGCAGATCACCGCCGTCCCGTCTTTGCTCACCATGCACCAATCTGGTTTGTTGCATATCGGGCACGGATTTGTCTTGCTCACTCTGATCCATTCCGAACTCATTGTCGATCATGTCCTCCGGGATGCCATGACTGCGCATCCAAACGCGGACGTCCTCGATCAAGACCCGCCGGTGCCCGCTGCCCGGTAGTCGATATCCCTTTAGGTTGCCACGGTCAATCTCTCGGATCACGGTCTGCTGCGAGCAGCGTGCAAGCTCTGCGATTTCACCAGTGGTCAGGTAGTCACGTTCATTCGTACTCATTGAAGTCAATGCCTCTTTGTTCTAGTTGTATCCACCTGTTTTTCCCATCTATTCTCCGGCGTATTGCACCGTGCAAACGCCTGTGTTTGTAGTGCACATCCTGCGTAATGATCAACGTCAAGAAGCGGGACAGTGAACCTTTGTTTGGATCAAACCTGCGGTCGTATGCAGGCCGTGCAATTTGGTAGAACTCACTGACAATCTCGTCCACCTCCCACAATGGGAAGCGGTGGCTGTATCTCTGTGCAAGGAAATACAGTAGCCCGAGGTGTTCATCTAGTGGGTGACTCAATCTTCCATCCGTTGTCCGCTAGGTCTTGGATCATCCTTGCCGCTACCGCCGAGGACACATCGGTGGGAAGACCATACTTCTTGAGCAGCGCCTCTTGCTTGAGAGAAGCCTTGCCCAGTTTACGCCGCATCATAATCTGTCCAATCAGAGAGCCTGCTTGCTTGCGGGTCAACCCTTCAGGGTCAACACCTTGGTTAGCAAGGAAAGTCATCTGCTTGGTGGTAGCCATGTCTACTTTCTGTGACGGCTGCACCGGGGCGTAGCCCATGTCATCAAACGGACTGATGCTTCGGCTGGTGTAGGTCGAAGCCAACTTCAACTTGGCCCGCTTCAACTTCTCCTGCTCGGCTGCCTCTGCAGATTCCTTCGCGGCTTCCTCTTGAATGCGGGCCTTCTCCATTTCTTCGATTGGGTCAAGCAAATCACCTGCGGTAGCCATCTCTGCTGCTCGTGCGGGCAAGTCCTTTGCATCGTCGCCAGCCAACACATCAAAAGTGGTAATAAGCCTGTGCCTACCAGCGTTGCCCTTGAAGTCGAGCACCATCAGGTCAGGTTTATTCGACGCTGCTATGAGATCCCTGCGGATCGTCGCTGACGAATCGTATGGGAGGGAAACCGTCGGCCTCGTCCCCCGCCCTACGCATTGCGTGTACTTCGCTCGAACCTTGGTCGCCGTCATCATGCACACTGCAGCGACGGGCGGCGCGTCGAAGCCCTCCACTAGCACTTGCACATTCACTACAAACTGAACTGTCCCGCCCGCAAATTGCGCAAGCAATTCTCTTCGCTCTTCGGATGGCGTCTTCCCAGATACCCATGCTGCTGCTCCCGGCTTATGCCTGTTGATGATGTCGCAGATCAGGCGGGCCTGCCGCACTGTGCCTGCAAAAATAATTGTTTGTCTGTCCCCAACCAACTCCAGTGTGGGGTGCACCATGCCGTGCAGGTTCTTCTCTTCTTCCAGAATCTCAGCCAACTCTGCGCCGCACAACTCGCCGCCAACTGTCTTCACCTTAGAGTAGTCAAGCGTGCCAACCTGCACGAACCGCTGCTTGATAGGTACAAGCCAGCCGTCATTGATGCCGTCCAAGATGTTGTATTCGTACGAGCAGGTGTCGAACACGTTGTGCATACCGACCCTATCTCCACGGTCAGGTGTGGCTGTCACCCCTACTAACTTCAGGCGTGGGTTGCCATCCTGCATGTACTTGATGAACTCACGGTACGACGAGCTTGCCGCGTGGTGTGCCTCGTCAATCAGCAGCAGGTTGAAATCCTTGGGGTCAAACTTAGTGTACCGCTTGATGCCCAGCGGCCCGGACACCAACGACTGGATACTTGCAATGACAATCTTGTCAAAGCACTCGCTCTTCTGCTCTGCTTTCTCAATGCCGGGGATGACCCCGATGGTATCCATGATCCTCTTCTCGGGCTGACGGATCAACTCATCACGATGCGCAACAAGCATGGCCCTGCCGCCACGTGATATGCACGATCGGATCATCTCGATCATCACCACGGTCTTGCCAAGACCAGTAGCCATGCTGATCAGCGTGCTGCTGTGCTCAACAAGATCAGAGCGACAGGCGGCGACTGCCTCCTCTTGGTAATCACGGAGCATCCCGCAACTCCTGAGGAACGAGGACCTTGATACGGAACTCGTTAGTCCATCCACTACCGCCGCACGCCCGGCAGCCGCGCCCGTCGCAGAACTTGCAAAGAGTTTCAGGCCGTGCCCAACTGAGCAATTGCATCAGTCGGTGGTGCACAAGTTTGAACTCTTCCGCGTCCTGTCTGGAGAACATGGCGGGGGCATGCTTGTGTAGCTTCTCCGCCTGCTCGTCCATATTGTCCAGCCGTTGGATCATATAGTCCACGTACTGTCTTACTTTGTCTCCATCCATCTTATCCATGCCGGGCAAAGTACCAAGTCTTACAGCAGGCGTGAGGATTATTTTCCAATTTTTCTACCCACCCCCCCTTGACAAGTTGTACCCCTGCTCTGGTATAACCCCTAACAGCACCCCAGTCATAAGGAGGAATCTAGTGCTACAGCAGTTAGATGAAGATGTTTATCGTGGCCTGAAACACATGAACCAATCGGTTCTGAAGAATGGCCTGAGATCAATGCAGCACCTGCGCGCAGCAGTAAATGGTGAGCTGCCTTACAAGGAGACACCTGCTCTTGCCTTCGGGACACTGGTACACACCGTGGTTCTTGAGCCGGACTTGGCAACCGAGATGTATGCCCTTGCTCCAAAGGTTGACCGTCGAACCAAGGCGGGTAAGCAAGAGTGGGAAGACTTCTCCCGTGTCCATGCTGACAAGACGCCAGTGACATCCGAGGACTGGAACAAGGCGTGGGCAATGCGTGAACAGGTCATGGCTCACCCATCAGCAGCACACATTCTCAACCGCAAGAATGCCAAGGTTGAGCACGCTGCTATCTGGGCTGACCAAGAGACTGGTATCTCATGCAAAGCCAAGATCGACTTCTTTGCCCCGGGCAAGGGAAAGCAGAAGCCAATCATCGCAGACCTCAAGACCACTATGGATGCAGGGCCACGCTCGTTCGCCAAGTCCATTGCGTCTTTCAACTATCACATGCAGCAGGCTTTCTATACAGATGGGGTAGCCCAATGCGAGAACAGACACTGCCGATTCATCTTCATTGCTGTTGAGAAAGAAGCCCCGCACGCTGTCGGTGTGTATGAACTGGGCGAAGAGGCAGCAGAGGCCGGAAGAAAAACTTACAGAAATCTGCTAAGGCAGTGGAAATCTTGTCTTGAGTCTGGTACATTTACTGGATACGGGGACGGAGTAGAAACTCTGGACTTGCCTGAGTGGGCCAAGTCCGACCCCAACCTAATCATTTGAGGATCATCCCATGGATATTCAATCAGCATTCCCATCCCGCTACATGAAAGCCGCCGATCTGCCTCAGCCCAAGACCCTCACCATCCGTGGTGTTGAGATTGAGCGAATGCAGGATGGCACCCAGAAGCCAGCCGTGTCGTTCCACGAGTCGGAACAACTGTTCATCTTGAACAAGACCAATGCCAATGCACTCGAAGCGTTGTATGGTCGAGATACAAACTTCTGGGCCAACCAGCGGGTCACTCTCTATCAAGCGGAAGCCGAGTTCCAAGGCCGACGCATCCCCTGCATTCGTTGCCAACAGCCTGAAGCGGCACCAGCCACACCGGCACCAGCCGCTGCACCTTCTCCCACAAATCAAGGCGAAGTTCCTTTCTAATCTCCTTGCTATCTCCCCAGTCCCCGGGGGTTATCCACCTACCCCCGGGGACACTTCTCTATGACAGAACCAGTAGCGGCGTGGCATAAAAGGCTAAGCGAAGACGAGCTTGCCAAAGTGACAATCGACCCTGATTGTCCTCGGTGCGGATCTGACCAGCAAAGTCATATCGGCTCCTACATACAAGGTTACTCTCGCAAGAACGTAATTGAAACCGTATACTTTACTTGCAAAGAATGCGGCCATACACACAAAGCGCACGAGTTAGTGTGCGACAGAATGTGACCTCCCTCCTTGGCCCCCAGCCGTTTCGCATAGGCTGGGGGCTTTTTTTATTTCTCAAGCTTTTCGCGCTGGAGGGCACGAGTTGCGGCCCGCATAATCTGGACACGCACTGCTGCCTCACCCATCTGCCCAAGCGGGACATCTCTGTCTGTGAACCGAAGAGTTTCCAGTTGCTTGTCGAGCGCACCTTCTTTGATGTCGTACGGCCTGAATATGCCGTCCACCAAATCAGCTGACAGATTCTCACTGACATAGTTTGCCTGCAGAATTTGCCTGAGCTCACCATCAGTGATGCCAAACGCACGCATCCTGCGCACGTGCCCGAACAGTTGCTTCTGCAGTGCACGGCGGTTGCCGTTGTAGTATTGCACGGCTGCCTGCAAATCTTCCCGAGACACCTCGCCCTGCCGTTGTGCAACACGGTTCATTCGTGCACGCAACTCACGGTCTAGCCGATTGAACTCAGACACCTTGAACATGAACGCCTGATTCGGGTTGATGGTTTCAAACTTGAAGCCGCTGAGCAACTGCATGATTTGCGAGCCCATGTCATATCGCTTGCCGTAGTCATCAACGTGCCCATCTGCTGCAAGAATCAAACGCTCAACAGTCTTGACGGTACCCGGCATGGTTGCACCCATGAGGTGCTGGATAGCCTGACTGATCTGCGACGCCTTGGTTGAGCCCGGGTCATACAGCGGACGCCCAAGTTCATCTTGCCCACGAACGATGTCGTAGATTGCAGAGTAGCCAATCTCCTTGCCGATAAACGGGCGGAAGATATTCTCAACTGCAGAGATCAACCGATCCTGCACAGCTTCGTCATCTCGCGCAAGCAGTGCAAGGAATGGCTGCCGGAAGTAAACGAACGGATCAACGTACCCGTAGTTTACGAATGAAAGATCGCCACCTTCTTGACGGTAGAACAAGAGCACCGAGTCCTTGTTCCAAAATGGCAGCATGCCACGGACGGCGCGCTCTTCTTCTTCATCTACACCCGAGATGCTGCGCATTGCAGCAGCCAAGATTGTTGGCAGCACCATCATCATTCCCATGCCAGCCACGCGCTGCTGTCCAATCTTCCGCTTCATTGGGTTGTCGCTTGCGAGCTCCGCTCTTGCAATGTTGATGCGCCCAATAGATGTGCGGATCAACTCTGAAGTAAAGGACGGGAACGTGCCAAAGAATGGAATGTTGCGCAGAGCCTTGACTGCCTCAGGCACACGGTCATAGTTAGGCAGCGTGTTGGACACAATCTCTGCAGCCTCGACCGCCATTGCATCCTCACTCTTCGTGCCGCCGTAAGCTGCACGCAACCGTGCAAGCTCGATGTCGTAGGCCAGCACCTTGAAGAAGTCATCTTCTGCCTTGTAGGTAGATGCAAATCCATCAAGAGTTTTCTTGGTCAGACGGCCTGCTTCGCCAAGCCCTTCCATGAATTGCTCCATCGTGCCATCGCCACCACGCTGCCACATGGCTTCGACTTCGCGGAAGTCACTGGTGTTGACAACACCAAGCTCAAGCAGATCCTGATACCTACGTTGCGACTCTGCACGGTTGACACCAAAGATGCCGTTGCCTGCAGTAACAGTGAAGTAGGCTTCCTTGATTGACTTGCCTGAGTTAAAGATGTCAGTCAGGTACCCGTTGGCAGCCATGAAGGAAAGGTTGCCGACCACGTTGCGCACCTGTGTCTCAACAGACAGCACGGTCTTGCCGAACTTGACGGCAGAGTTGAACCGCAACGCCAGCCGGATGAGCGGGTTCATTGCAGAGTCGTTGTTCGCAGCTTTAGTAATCAGCTCGATAGACTCTTTCATTTCAGGCGTGGCATACAAACCTCTGAACGGACTGACTGGATCAGACACGTCAAGGTTGTCAAATGGCACCAGACCTTCTGGCCGGTTGGGCTCAGTGCCATAGAAGAGGAACCCTTCTTTCAAGCCATTCTGCACCAGACTCTGATTGAACCTGAAAGTCTCCAGCGAACGGATCATCTTGGTGACTGAGTTGGCGTAGTTCACCATGGGGTCCGTGCCTTCGCCAAGGAATGCACGGTACGCCTGCACCAGTTCGTTGTTACCCTCGTAGTCAAACTGGTTGAGCTTGTCACGCTCACGCATCAAGCGCCCAGTCTTCCGCTCGTAGGTCTTACGCCTGATCTTCTTGGCGGCAAACAAATCATCAAGCTTGATCTGCTCTTCATCCAGAGCCGCGAGTTCCTTCTGCTTGTCCCGCTCAACAAGTTTGCGACGCATGAAGATAGAGTTTGCAGCACCGTCACCCATGGCTGCAGCAAATGCCATAGGTGAATCACTACTGCTTGCACGGTACAAGATGTCATCCATCAACTGGTTGATGACGGCACCGCGCTGCTCCACACCGATATGCCGTGGGTTGCGCTTGCCGTCAGGCAGGAACTGCGGTTCCTTTGCAGCCTGTTCAAAGAAATCTTTGTACGCATTATGCAGGGCCGCGCGCATCCTGCTGCGAACTTCAGGCTCTACCTTCTTCGACCAGTCTGGATCAGAGAATGCCTCATACCTTCGGGTCATGTAGAAACCAATGTTGTCTTCGATGACACCAACCATCTCTTCAGACACCATGTCATTTTCATTTGCAATTCGTCTGGAGAGATTGTCAATGTGCTGTCGCATGCTCTTGACAATTTCACGCATGTCTGGCGTGATGTTCATGGAGGTAGGCGCAGTGTCAATTTCGTGCACTGGCATCTGCAGCAACCTGTTGACATCACCCATTGCCTGCTCACGCTCAGAACCCTTGCGGAACTTCTTCGCAATGCCACGCCATACCTGTTGGTTGAGCTTGGTTGCACGGTCAATCTCTGCACCGATCCTGCCATCTTTCTCAACAGACTTGCGGAGCACGGAAGCGGGGACGCCACGCTGGTACGTGAGGTTCTTGACGGAAAGTCGCTTGACTTTCTTTGCTACAGTCTTGAGCTCCTTGCTGGTCAGTGCAGCAACTTCGCTAAGACCACGACTGTATGCAATGTTGACATCGTTGGTCATGCGGCCATCGCCTACTGCAGAGTACAACTGCTTAGAGTCGATAGCGATGTAACTGTATGAGTCAGGGTTGACGATGACTTCGGGGTACTTGCGTGCGAAGTCTTTCAGAGCCTTACGAATATTTGCGTCGCTGATGATGTAGCGTCCTGCAATTTTGGACCCAAGAGTGCCCTTTTTCTCGGGCAGTTGCCGCTTCATCAAGTCTTTAATTTTGGAGTAGTCTTCTTCTACTCTGTAGAAATCAGCGTACGCCTCCATATACTCTCTTGACTTCTTGTCGCCTTTCATTCGGTCAAGAGTTTCATTTAGCCGGTTGGTGTATGCAGAGTAGTCCACCCCCGGCTCATACCTGTTCAGGTATCGCACACCGTCGAAGCCTAGGTCTTTGAGAATGAACTGCATAAACTCGGGGTCCATGAAATCAACTCTGCGCAATGCCATGTAATCAACGCCCGAGTATTGCTCTGCGAGACTTTCAAAGTATGCTTCATATGAGCCATGCACACTGAGAATCTGCTTGTGCCTAGCCGTATGGTTCTTTTTGATCTCTGTCTCCAAAGAATCCATAAGAGAATCCAAGTGCCAAGTCATTAGGTCCGGCAGAGTTACTGGGTTGCGGATGTCCGCATACAAAGCGTATACGCGGGGGTTGCTGAAGGTCCGCACATCACCCGAAAAGCCCTCTGCAATCTTTGGGTTGTCAGAAAGGTGTATGCCGATCTGACTGAAGTTCGGGTTAAACATCAAAGGATCGTCGAAAGTTCTTCTTGTCCCGTGATACAAAATGTCCTTGACCTTGCTCTCGCCCATTGCAGCCCTGAACCGTTTGGTGCGGCGCAGGTTGGAAATGATACGAGACGGGTCAACTTCGTTGCCTGCGAAGTAATGGTTAGCCGGATCAATTTCCATGCCACGGCTGTAGCGTTTGCCGTCCTTGATCTCTTTGACTAGCTCTTGGATTGCTTGCCGCTTTGGTTTGCGTGCAATGACAACACCATTCTTGCCGCCGACCAGCTCCACTTCTTCAAAGTACTTCTCAATCTCAGGCATGTAGAAAGTGGCATCCTCCGCCACTTGGTAAGACTCGCCGCGCATGGTCTCACCCTTCTTACCTGAGTTATACATGGTGAAGTAGGCAACGCCATCCCGCTTGATAGCGTCAGCAGCCTGTGCAATCACTGGCTCACGATCATCCTTGTACTGGATAGTGTTGAGCACATTAGAAACTGTAGAGGTGTCGGTCTGTCCGCCCCGCAGCAAAGCTGCAGCTTTGCGGTTGTGCTCAAGAGATCTGTTAAAAGGATCGTAAACAATGTTGTTGACCTTGTATCTCTTCTTCATCTCCTTAGTGATATGGTCATGCTTGCCGCCACCAATGTCTGCGTTTGTGCCGCCTGACTTGAAGACAACCTTGCCTTCATACTTGGCGTTCATAAGTTGCGGCATGTTTGCAATGTGTGCAATGGATGTACCAGCAGAGCCAATGTCTTGATCTTTGATTGGGCCTTCTGGATTCCAGAGGCGTGCAGTTCCTCGGCTGAATCGCACGCCCGTTTTTGGGTTACGTGATTCGGTAAGGTTCATTATCGACAGCATGTCGCTGGCATAAACACTGTCCTGTGTAAGCTCATACAAAATCTTTGTGCCGTCTGCAGCTGGACGATACAGAGGGTGGTTGAGCTGCATCTCCCTTACTTTTTTGAGGGAATCTCTTACCCTCAACAGCGGCTCAGGCTTTGGCCCTTTGTCAAAGCCATAGGCCTTATGCAAGCGTTTAAAGAAAGCAATTGTATTCGAGTCCGAGTTCATCTCAGCAACGTACTCGGTCACGTTTGTAAGGCCGTAAACAAGAGCGCCTGCACGACCCATGCCGCTAAGAGATTGTCCAGTCGTTACAAACTCAAGCGCAGATGAACCGGGAAAACCCTTGTTGTTATTGTAGAAATCCTGAGCCTCAGTAATAAGTGTTCGTTGCGTGATTTCTGCTGGCCCCAAATCATCTTTCGTCAGGTCGAAAATGTTGGGCACTTTGACAATATGGTCGTGATTCGCCGCTGCCAAAGTCAAAATGTAAGAGTTTGCCAAGTCAATGGTCGAAAGGTAGCTGACCATATCTTCGATGTCTTGATACGAGCTTTGGTCCGCAACCTCAAGCATTCGTATTCGTGTATCAATTTGTTTCTGATGAAACTCTCTTTTGATTTCAAGCTCGTTTCGTATATTTTGTAAGTCTCCTCTTCTCCTCAAGTGGCCGCCATCACCCCGATAGTCTTCGAGCATCTCAACGAGCTTCGGTCCAAAATCTAGATAGGCTCTGGCAAACATACCGTTGAGAGCCTCTCGCATTTCGTTGTGCGTGTAAGCGTGGGTTGCTTCATGCAGCACTGTCTTCAAGTGCGGCAGTAGTTTTCTGTATGCCGTGCTTGAGTCTGTGTATGTCACCTGCAAGTTGGCCTTAGACGTGTTTTCCAAAGCCTTAGTGCCAGTGTTTACATTGCCTGTCATCGACTCAAGACGAAGACCCGGCTGGAAAAAGCCTGCCGTTTTTGACTGTGCTGGTCCGAGCATTCTTGGCGTGAAGTAAATTACTTGATTTTGCAGCTGAGTGGGAGCAAAGTATGAGAAGTCTTCAAGCTTAGCAGCAATGTACGGGTCAATTTCCCTGATGATTTCAAGGGGCCTACCTGACACCAGTTCGCTAGCACGCACCGTGTAGCCCAGAGTTCCTTGCAGCTCAACCATCATGTCGGCATACATCAGGTTGCTGATAGAGCCGCCCGGCTCGCCCCCTCGCATCTGCATCCGGCTGATGTGGCGGTCAATAATTTCGGTTGCCCTCTTTCGCAGTATTGACGATTGACCATCTAGCAGATCTTCCTGCAAAAAGTAACTTCCCAAAGGATCGTCCACGAGATCGTCAATAGCGCCTATTGCGCGCTCGCGCGTCTCTTGTCTTATCTGAATAAAATCTGTGTCATCAGAAAGACGGTCGTGATTTTGCGCCGCAAAGTCAGCGTGCTGCTCACGAGCGGCAGAAAAGATATGATGGAGAATATACTGAGCAGTAACAGTCTTGCCCTCTTCATACATCTTGGAGCCATAGACAGTCTCAGCGTTGAAGAAGTTTTCGTTCTCGGAATCAACACCACCAAACAGGCCAGCCATTCTCGAACGGGTTTCCATATCCCCAAAGAAGAATGGTTCATACCCAAGGTCAACACTTCGGCCACGGCTAAACCGTGGGTCTTGCAAGACCTCATCAATAGTTGATGGTGCATCCAAGATCTCTTGGTCAATACCCAATGCCTTGCCGCCAAGGCCCATGCCTCGCGTCAGATCCTTAGTGCCCGTGCGTTCGTTGTAAGCCTCAGTCTCACGCCGACGCATCATCATCTGTTCGAGACGTGTCTTGCCCTCTGGATCAGAATCAGTCGGGGTGAACACTGCGCGTGTTCTCTCCAGCATCTTCTCAAACGCACGGCGGCGACCAGCTTTGTCCGGTGCAAACCGCCGTGCCTTACGCACACCCTTGCCAAAAATCTGTTCCATTCGCTGCGGTACTGACGCCACGTCAGAAGCCAGACCGCCGAACGGGCTGTCAACTACGCTTTGAGCAGCAGCGGTTCCGAATGCAACAGCACCACGGCCAAGTGCGCGGCCACCACGAACAGCAGCTTCCGCACCAACTACAGTCCCAGCAGCAGCGGCGTTAGTTGCAGCTTTGCCAGCCGCGTAACCCATGCGGCGCAGGTCTTGCCCGTACAGTTGCAGACCCTCAACTGTATCTGCAAACTGCTCCTTCATTTCCTCAACAGCTGCACCAGTGAGTCGCTTTGTTTTCTGCAAGACCTCTTGGGCCCGGGAAGACTCGGGGTCTTGCGCAATAGATGGGTCTGCGGCACCAGCCAAGATCTCTGCGATTTGTCGGTACCGACCAATAGCTTGGAAGTTTTGCTCAAAGGATCGAAGACCCATGTTCTCCATCACCCCAAGAATCCACCGCTCCACGTCAGCGTATTCCATGCCACTCGTGAATTCTGCAAACATGCGCTGCGCTTCCGCAGGGTTTGCTGCAAGAATATTCTCAATGTAGTAGGCCATGGTTTCTTCAAGCAGACGGTTGGTTGCCCCGTCGTTTGCAAGTGGCAAGCTCATGTCCCATCGGTAATTGGACAGCGCAAACAACTCTTGCATGAGCTGCATGACATCTGACCTCATCACAACCATGTCCTCGTTGACCAAAGACTCAGGA